CTCTGGCCCGACGACAGGCCCACGGAAATCGATCTGCTCTGCGAAAGCGGAATCGCGGCGGGCTGAGCGATGGCATCGAACATATCGGTGGCGCGTCAGCGCAGCCGCATCAAGCGGAAGATCAAAGCGCTACAGAAGGCGCCCGAAGCGGCCTATGTGCGTGGCCAGCTAATGGGGTCCGGCCGGGAACTCGCTGCGATGCAGCGGCGCCATGTGCCGCGAGACAGCGGCGACGCTTATGACTCGATCCAGGTGAAGCCGGTAAACGGCAAGATCGCCGTTCGCGTGACGGCGGGCGGGCGAAAAACCTTCTATGTCCGCTTCATCGAGTTCGGCACCCGAAATGCCAGCGCCCACCCCTTCTTTTTCAGCAGCTGGCGCTTGATGCGGAAGCGAATTGCAAAGCGCATCCGAAATTCGATCAAGGTGGCTGCGAGGCGAGCATGGCGGAACTAGACAGTCCGGCGCTGGCGCTGCAGGCGGCCGTCATCGCCGCGGCGGGCGACTCGGCGGATGTAACGGCGCTGATCGGGGATCCGGCGCGGATCTACGACCGTGTGCCGGCGGATGCCGCGTTCCCTTATGTGAGCTTCGGCGCGCATCAGGAAATCGACGATAGTTTCGAATGCCATGAGGGCACGGAGATCTGGTTCGAGATGGATATCTGGGACCAGGAAGCGCACGGCAATGTTCGGATCGGCCGGATCCTGCAGGCCATGAAAGGCCTTGTCACCGAAGCGGCCCTCACGGTTAACGGTCACAAGCTTGGCGTTCTGAAATTCCGGGATGCGATTTACCTGCGCGATCCGGACGGCATTTCGCGGCGCGTCAGAGCCACATGGCGCGTGCTGACCGAAGAGAGTGGCGACGCCGCCTGACGCGGCAATCCAGGAGAGAAAAATGGCTACCGGAACAAGTGTGAACGGCAACAAGCTGTTGCTCCAGATCGGCGACGGGGCGAGCCCGGAAACCTTCTCGCAGCCCTGCGCGGTGAACAGCAAGGAAATCGACTTCTCGGCCGAAATGAGCGAGGCGGACGATCCCGATTGCGACGATCCGACCCTGCCGATGTGGAAGGCCCGCATCGTCAAATCCCTGTCGCTCGGCATGACCTGCTCGGGCCTGCTCAAGACGGAAGCGCTGGAAACCTGGCGCGGCTTCTTCATGGGCGGCGTTTCGAAGAACTGCCGCGCGGCGCTGGATCTGCCGCTGGCGAGCAATGGCGGCTATTTTGCCGGCACCATGGTCTGTTCCGGCTTCAAGATCACGGGCGAGGATGGCGACTTCACCACCTTCGAAGCGACGCTCGCCAGCGACGGGCCGGTGACCTGGACGGACGCCGCCGCATGAGCCGGGACGCCAGCATCTCCCTGATCTGGGGCGACAACGAATATCTGTTCCGTCTGCGGATCAAGGAGCTGCGCGAGCTGCAGGAAAAATGCGATGCGGACCTTTTGAGATCCTGCAGCGCCTCCGCAGCGGTTTCTGGCGGATCGACGACATCCGCGAGACCCTGCGACTGGGTCTGATCGGCGGCGGATTGCAGGCAGAAAAAGCGCTGAAGCTCGTCATCCAGTATGTCGACGACTTCGCCGAGCGGCCGCTGCCGGAGAATGTGCCCCATGCCATGGCGGTGCTGGGCGCCGCGCTCTACGGGCCCGCCGACGAGGAAATGCCCGGGGGAAAAACGGAGACGGCGGGGGCCGAGAAGGAAGCGCACGGGACGGACGCTTCGCCTTCGCCGTCTTCTACGGCGCCGGCGCCGTCTTCGGACTGAGCGCGCGGCAGGTCGACGAGCTGAGCCTCTGGGAACTCGCGGTCCAGGTCGACGGCTGGAACCGCGCCCAGGGCGGCGACGAAAAAATCGAGCCGCCGACACCCGAAGAATATGAAGACATGGTGAGCCGCCTTCTCTGAGCGGCCGGACAAGCGCATGGCAACAGACGAAGAAACATTCGCCATCCAGCTCGAGGCCCGTATTCGGGAGTGGGAGCGCCAGCTTGCCCGTGCCGCCGGCACATGGGACAAGAAGGCTCGCCAGATCGAGCGCCGCCAGAAAGCCATGGAGCGGCGTTTCCAGCGCGGCTTCCAGAATATCGGCCGCAATCTCGTTCCCGCGCTGTCGGGCGTGGCGGCGGCGCTTTCCACCCGTGAAATCATCCGATATGGCGACGCCTGGACGACGGCCGGCAACAAGATCTCGGCAGCCGGCACGCCGCTGGAGGAACGCGCCACACGGCTGAAGCAGCTTGCCGATCTTGCCGTCGACACAAGGGGCGCTTTCGACGAAACGACGACCACCTTCGCCCGACTCGAGCGATCGACGCAGTCGCTCGGCAAGTCGGAAGAAGAGCTTCTGAAAATCACCGGCACGATCAATAAGGCCTTCGTGGTGGGCGGCGCGGCCGCCAGCGAACAGGCCGCCGGCATTCTGCAGCTTACCCAGGCGATCGCTTCCGGCTATCTGCAGGGCGACGAGCTGAGATCGGTGCGGGAAAACGCGCCCGTCATCGCGCAGGAAATCGCGAATGTGATGGGAACGACGCTTGGCGGGCTCAAGCAACTGGGCGCGGAAGGAAAGATCACAACCGAAAAGATCGTCCAGGCGCTGGAGCAGCTGGGACCGAAAGTGGAGGCGCAGTTCGCCAGGACGCAGGTGACGGTCGGGCAAGCGCTGCAGAACCTCGAAACCCGCTTCACCCAGTTCGTCGGCGGTCTGTCGGAGAACGGGAGCCTGGGCGTGCTGGCCGGCGGCATCGACATGCTGGCGGACCATCTGGACGATCTTGCGAAAGCGGCGGGCATCGCCGCGGCCGCGCTGGCGCCCGCCGGCATCGCCGCGGCGGCGCGCCTGGCGACGACGGCCGTCGGCGTGTTGACGGCGGCGGTGGCGGCCAACCCCCTCGGCGCCCTGGTGGTGGTGTCCTCGGCGGCGGCGGCCGCGCTCGTCCTCTACGGCAACGAGATCTACGGCCTGCGCGATGCGAGCAACGCCTATCTGGCGGTCGCGAAGAAGGTCAAGGACATCGACGAACAGCTGAAAAACGCGACCGGGAAGCGCGTCGATGCGCTGCTCGACGAGCGCGAAGCCCTGCTCGACAACGCCAAAGCCGAGCTTGCCTATCTGAAGGCCAAGCTGGCATCCCAACGCGCGCTGTCGCATTCGACCGGCCGGGCCGGCATGGCGGCGCGCGGGCATCTCGCCTATGGCCGGGGCGAGGAAATGGCAGCCGAGATCGCGCTGCTGGAAGCGCATCTGGCGGATATGGAAGCGGGCACCGGCGGCCGGCGGCGCCCCAGGGCGCGAACCGATCGCGGCGCCGCGCCGAAAACGGAGCCGTCGACGACCCAGAAGTCCAAGCCGTACGACACCGCTGTCGCCAACATCAAGAAGCAGACCGCCGCGCTGATCGCCCAGACGGAAGCGCAGGACCGCAGCACCTATGCGCAGGAGGCGGCGGCGAAGGCTTCCAACCTCCTCGATGCCGCCCGGCGGCAGGGCTTGAAAGTTACGCCGGCGCTTATCAAGGAAGTCAACGGCCTGGCGGCGGCCTATGCCCAGGCGAAGGCCGAACAGGGAGTGGAAGACGCGCTGGCGGGCACTGAAGACAAGATCCGCGCGCTGCAGCTCGAGACCCAGGCGATGGGGAAAACCCAGGCGGCCGCCGATACGCTTCGGTTCCGGGAAGAACTTCTGAACGAAGTCCGCAAAGCCGGAATCCCGCTTACAGAGGAACTGGCAAACCGGATCCGCAGTTCGGTCGATGCCTACGGCGCCGCCGCGGAGGCAGCCGAGGACGAAGCGCGGGTCATCCAGAAACAAATCCAGCTCGCGGATGAGGCGCGGGACAGCGTGACGCGCATCGGCGTCGCCGGCGTTCGAGGCTTCAACAATCTGGGCGACGCGGCATCGCAAGCCGCGCTGCGGTTCGCCGAGATGGTGGTGCAGCTGCGGGTGATGGAACCGCTCGTCCGGTCGCTATTCGGCGCCCAGGGGACCGGGTTGGGCGGCCTGGTGGGGAGCCTGTTCGGCGGCGGCGGCGGCGCTGGCGCGGCCGCATCGACCGCCGGCTATACGTTCGGGCCGATGGCCTTCGCGGATGGCGGCGTGATGACCCCTTCCGGTCCGATGCAGCTTCCGCGCTATGCGAGCGGCGGCGTCTCCCGCGGGCCGGCCATTTTCGGCGAAGCGGGTCCTGAAGCCGCGGTGCCGCTGCCCGACGGTCGGCGTATCCCGGTGCAGATGCTTAACGCGGCGGCCATGAGCCGACCGGCGGCTGGGACGCAGGTGAACATCATCAACAATGCGCCGAACACGCAGATCCGGGAAGAGCGCGGCAAAGGGCCCAACGGGCAGGATCTGGTGAATGTCGTGATCGATGCGACGCGCCGCAACTATGCCCAGGGCGGCTTCGACAAGGCCAATCAGGGCCGCTTCGGCGCGTTGCCGACAAAGGTGTTGAGATGAGCTTTCCGGCCGATTTCGACTGTCTGTCGATCGTCAACAACTGGTCGGGCAAACCGCAGGACAATGCGGTGCGCTTCGAGCCCGAGATCGGTCCCTCGATCGACAGGCGGCGCGGGACCGCCGCCGGCGAAGAGGGGACCGTCACCTATGGCATGACGCGGGCGCAGCTCGTCGCCTTCAAGAGCTGGTTCACGGACAGCGTGAAAAGCGGCACGCTGAGCTGGACCATGACGCATCCGGAAGACGGTCTCGAAAAGAGCTTCAAGTTCACCAAGGACCTCTACCGGACGCAGAAAATAACCGGCGACTGGTACCAGGTGACGCTCTCTCTCAGGGTGTTGCCCTGATGGCGCGGGACATCTCGGAAGGGCTGCGGCACGAACTCGAGCAGCCGGAAACCGACGAAGCGATCCTGGTCTTCCTCGAGCTGTCGCACAAGGATCTGGAAGCGCCGCTGAGGGTGGTGGCGGATGCCGTCGATTATATCTGGAACGGCGAAACCTATCAGGGGTTCCAGTTCGATCTGCAGCTCGTCAGCGACAAGGAAAGCCCGCCCCGGGGCAAGCTGACGCTGCAGAATGTCGACGAGCGCATCGGCCATACCGTGCTGGCGCTGAACGGCCCGATGAGGGTGCGCGTCGACCTGATCGCCGCCTCGGCTTTCGATCAGACGACGGATCCGCGCGTTCCGCTTGAGAGCGGCGATCCGGC